GGCGAGGTTGTCGCAATGCTTGAGGATGTTGGAGCCGAATTGGTGCGCGATCCAGTGGCGTAAGTCATCGTGTAAGCACCTACTCGGGCCTGGACTGTGACGCCAAAGAAGCCAAGTTCGGTCGCAGTTATCCCTGGACTAAAAACTGACGCGACCGCATCGTGCGTGTTGAACAGATTGATAAAATCCTTCGCCGCCGGTCCCCCGAGGGAAATGTAGAATTCTCGTTCAACATGAGCTGGAGCTGACATGGATTATCTCCTTACTGGTGGACCAGCCGGTTGAGGTTGGGGTCTCGCCGCTCCTGCCGGTGGACGCGCGGCGCCATTAGGAGGCGGGGCGCCCGGTGGAGGAGCTGCCATGGGCGGAGGAGGGGGAGGAGGCTTGAACAAGTAACCTGTCGCGTCCAGGTCGATCGACTTGGCCCAATCGCCAATCAGCTTGTTGATAGCCTGGAAATCTCCCGTCGCGCTCGCGTATTGCATCATCGGACCGAAGAGCGCTTGCATGGCCTGTTGCATGTTCTGTGCATCTCGGTCTTTGTTCGGCTTGCGCGCACTATTGGCTTCGATCCTGTACTCCAGCTCGTGCAGCACTTCGCTCATCGTCGATGTCTCAAGAAGTTGCTGCCAGAGCTGAGCCCCAAATTGGCCGAGGATTGGAGCGACATCCTTGCCAGTCAAATGCCAACGTGCGGCCAACGCTTCCTTCCGCGCAACGTCTGACATCCAATCCTCGACCTTGTTGGCCATATCGTCGGGACGAACCTGGAGCTGATTGGCTTTGGACTGTGCTTCGGCAGCCGAGCGCATCTGCTTCTCCGACATGCCGTACATCAGCTCCGTGAGCCCAACTCGCTTTTCGAAGTTCGCCTCGACGGCCTCAACCATCTTCCAGATGTCCCCGTTCCATTGGGGATGTTGGAGGAACGAAACTACCTCCGTGATGTTCGCGTAGCTGTGCTCCAACTCCAACAAGGTCAAGTCTGTGCCCGCAGTCAGAGCGCTCTTGATCTCCTCTGCGGCCGATTTCTTGCACGCGATAAAGTCGCGGCACGTGGTCCTAATCTTCGATGTCAACATCGAGTAGGACCAATTGATAAACTTCTGTTCGCCCATGGCCGGCTTGACGTGCGACATCGGCCAGACTGAGCGAGGGATTTCGTGGAAGCTCAGCAAGCTACAAGGCCAGGCATCGTCAGCCCAAAACGGGGTCGGCCATTCGAGCCGCTTGAGAATCTCCTGATCGGCGCCTACTTGCTCCAACAAGAAAGGCGGGAGGTTAAGAGGGTAGGGGACGTCGGGAACGATAACAAGGAACACGTAGTCCCCAAAGGTGTCGAGAGTTTTGCGTAGCGCGTCCAGAGAAGCCTGGCCGCCGGGTCCGCCGGAAAGTCGGGCACCAATACCCTGCTTCGAGTAGACTCGGTAATAAACGAGTAGGTCATTGCTGAGGCCCCGTTTCCGCTGGTAGTCCGCGTCCTCTTCGGTCATCGACACGGCTTGCTGGTTGTAACTCTCCAGGTTGCCCCTGAGCGTGCCAGGGGGCAAACCGAATTCCGTCTCGACAGCCCACACGGGATGCACGCACTTCCTGGCGATCCACTTTGCATCCTCGAAGCTCTCCATGTCCGGGTCGATGAACAGATTGTCGATCGAGTCGTAGAAGGACCCGACCATCAGGATGTCTGAACCCGCCGGCTGATACAGCTCGGTCCATAGCACGCCAGCGCCCTTGATGATCGTCTCGTCAATGGCTCGCCGGCTATGCCGCTTCAGGTCGAGCGCGTCCGGCGTGTAGTTCAAGTAAGCTTCGAGAAGGGCAGCCCGAGCCTTGTCCACAGCTCGGGACTGGTTGATCTGCTGAGCAATGGCGACATAGGCTTGCTGCACGTTCGGGTTGCTCGGGTCGCCAAACAGCTCGACCGGAGGAGCCGGGAAACGCCGCGGGTTGACTTGTCGCTGCGGGTTCTTGTAGTAGAGGACCGGGCCAAAGATTTGCACCATCTCCGCGACCTTGTTGACGCTCATGCGGAAGGTCGGGTCGGGGATGTCCTCCTCGTTGCCAAGCACGAAGCCCCGCGAGGAGGTCGCGTACTTGGGATAGTACATGAAGTCGTGGGGCCCGTTGTAAAAGTTGAGTGCTTCTTCGGCATCCTCTTGGAACTTCCGCTTCTTGTACTCCATCGCGAGCGTGAGCTTTTCGTTCCAGATGGAGCAAAGCGGACGGAGAGGATGGTCATGGCCCATGTACGGGCCAGGTCCAGACATGCCCGAACCGAAGTTCGGCGGAGGACCGAGCGAACCGAGACCGGCACCGGCAAAGGCTAGCGGAGCCCCAATGCTCGACATCGAGTCATCCTTGAGCCACAGGTCACAGCTTGGTAATCAAGACATCGACCTTGGCAATTAACTCCTGTAGAGCGTAGTACCGGGGAGTGTGGTCCCATCTCCCGTGTTCAGCATCTAACTCGATAACCTTGCGTGGATCGTTTACATGCCGAACTCCGTCCCGGACCATGCCGTTATGTGCTCCGGGACCCACAATCCAGAGGCTCACAATGCCTCCCGGACCGCCAGCCGTCACGATCGCCGCGAAGGGCGTATCGTTTTTTGTGCCGCCATCGTACCACAACACGAGGTCGCCAAGAAATACTTCTGGAATTCCACCCTGCTGCTGGTCGATCAGACGCTTGACTGCTGTAGCTTCTCGTTGACCCATTTTTGCCAATGCCTTTCGTGTGTCTCTGTGTTTGTCCGCTCAGCCTCCTCCATGGACAACCAGTTGAAAGCATGCCGGATGACTGCTTCCCACGCTAACCGTTCACGGTCGGTTTGTTCCACGGGCTGATTGGCCTGTAGCGCCCAGTGCTCGTGCATCTGCTTGGCCAACATCGCAGCCGACAGTGGCACGCTATCAAATTGCTCGATGACGTCGGCCAGCCGTTGCGCCATTTCCATCCATGCGACCTGCAAGCGGTCATTGTCGATCTGGCCATAGGCCGGCACGTTCGGATCAGCCATGGCGTATCGCCACGCATTGTAAAGAGTCTCGGTCAAGGCATCAAAGCTGATGTCTTCTCTTTGCTCTGGACGCGGCATTACCAGCGATCCTTTCCAGGCCCAAGACGCACGTGCTTGGCGCCCATGTTTCCCTTGGCCCGTTTGCGCTCGAGCTTTTCCTTGAGTGCAGCCAGGGCTCCGGACAGCTTACGCTTCCGAGGAGCCGGCGTGTAGTAGGTCGGATCGTAGGACGCGATGTAACGCAAGCAGTCCATCAAGTGATCGTGTTTCTTCTCCACCTGGTCGGTCACGAGCCCTTTGATTCGCTTGTAATGGTAGCGCTCCATCTCGTGTTCGAAGTTCGCCAGCGAGTTCTCTCGGACCATGAGCCGCGGCGTTCCATCCGTTCGGACGTGCAGGAGGGACCGAACCGAAAGGATCCCGCTGCTGACGTCATCGTTGCCGTGGATAAACCCGGAGCCGGTCAACTCGCTGGAGATGTTGTACTTGTCCAGCGCTTCGGCATACTGTTGTTCAACCGTCCGGCCCGAGCCCATCTCAGTGATCCGGGCCGCACGACCGTCGATCAGGAAGACTCTGAACGGATCGGAGCGACACTTCTCCTGCATGGCCTGGCCAAAGATTTCGGCATTGCAGTTTCGGATATAAAGCTCATCGTAAAGACACAGCCTCTTGTTATCCGGCGGGACCGCACCAAAGAGCACGGCGCAAATCTGCCGGCCAGGGTCGATCGCTGCGAAGCGCATCCAGTTTTCGGGAAGGTGGAAATGCTCGACAACGTGCAAACTGTGCGTGAACTCGGGATAAACCTTCCAGCCGGCCGTGCGGAATTCCCCGCCGACGCGAACGCGCTTCTCCTCCTCCGTCAGCTTGGATATGAAGTCCTCTTTGGCTTTCTCAGTGATGAACGGGTTGTCCATCAGGGAGAGGAAGAACTCTTGGACGCCTGGCTCGCGATCCTCCGCTCGACAGTGCAGGTTGTAGAGATGCTCGGA